GCGCATGACGCCCTTGTAAGCCGCGTAGCCCGGATCCCACTTCAACAGCGAGCCGTCCTCTTCCATCCAGCTCAGCGGGGTTACCACACCGTTTTGCACATATTCGCTATTGATAGCGAAGATGGCCGCCGGCGAGGCGTCCACGTCCTTCAGGAAAGGTATGCCGTTGTAGTCGAGCTCCTGGAAGCCGCGGTCCAGCTTCTGGGTGTTCACGTAGCGCTTCAGCGACTGGCCGAGGGCCACATAAGCATCCCACTGTGCATTGCCGGTCAGGAACCGGTCAGGAGTCTCACCGCTCGACATCTCGATGATCGAGATGATCTGCTGCAAGAAGGACTCGGCCAGGCCAGCGCCGCCAGCAGAGATCACGTTGCCGCGAACCATCGCGTAGGAGCCGCGGGAGAGGTTCTGGAAGGTGACGCTCGAGGAGTTGTCGGTGCCCAGCTGCAGCCCAACGTACTCTTTGTTCTGGGAGTTCGCCCGAACGACGATATCGTTGGCTGTCAGCGTCAGCTGAACGCTCACGGTGACGATCTGCGTTGTGGGATCGGCATTTGTGACCGTCACGCCGCCAGCCGGAGTGCGCTGGATGGTGAAGGTTGGGTCCCAGATGTCGATCTGATCGTTCAGCTGCAGGTACCGGGTGCCGAACTTGCCGAACGCTGTGCCGGTCGCTCCAACGAACTGGTTGGAAGCCACCGTGGCTGCGTTGACGGTGGTCAGGGTCCCGGTCCCATCGCCGTACGTCATGATATTCATGTGCTTCATGACGTCTTTCGCGATTTGAGTGACTTCGTCGTCCAAGTGATTAATGAAGGCCTGTTTGTTGTCCTTCGTGTTTTGGATATCCTTGTCGAATACCCTGATCACGCCGAAAACAGCGCGATCGTAGATGAGGAACTTCTTCTCCTGCTGCCGCAAAGGAGTTGGAAGGGTATCGTCAGAGTTGCGAGCACCCACGCCGGCACGGTTGCCACCAATCCGGATCGACACTTCGAGGTGATCGCCACCGAGACGGACGCCCTTAGCCTTCGTGAAGAGCTTGCGAGCCACAGCCGCAAGGTTCTGTTGTTCCACAATCGCGTCGGAGTAGACGTTCTTCAGCAGTCCCCCGATGCGGTTGATCGTGTTTTGATCAGCCAAGGTAGTTCTCCATATTGGTGGATCCGCGGTCGGGGGTCTGCAGAATGGTGCTAGTTGCGCGGGCTCAGAACGTAACTTAAGTTACTTTTCCCACTCTTCACTGGCCGCCGCTAGGCGCTCGTCGCGATTGGCGAGATTACGCTTTTGCTGTCCGGTCTTCAGTGCCGGTGGTGCTCCGCCAGCAGGTACGCGCGGCGCGGTGTTCTGCCGCTTCGTTGCATCTGAAACTTGCTTCTCTGTGTATTTCTTCAGGCGCGCGGCTTCGCGGCCGTGCACCTGGTCGAACAATCTCTGCACATCGACGAAGTTGCCCTTCTCGATGCGAGCGACAACCGCGTTGAAGATGTTCTGCGGAATGAGCGCGCGGATCTCGCGGCCGTAATAGTCCAGTTCGTCCTTGTCCAGCCCTTTGGCCTCGAGCAGCTCGCCGATCTTCCCGCGGAAAGCATCGAAGATATTTGTCTGCCGTTGCTGCTCGGCCGCCCGCGTCTCGTTCGCCTTTTGCTCCTCGATCGTCTTCGCGAGGCCGTTTACCTTCTCCTCGAGCGGATCGGTGAACTTGCCATCGGCACCGCGCTGCTGCCCGCCGGCCTGGTCGCCCTTCAGGAAGTTGTTCTTGGTGAGCCAGGCGATCAAGTCCAGCGCCACACCGGAGGTCTGTTCTTTTGACCATCCGGGGTTCTGGATCATTATGTCCAGCAGCCTCGAGGGCGGTGCCTGTCCCTGGGCGATCTGATAGAGCACCCCGGCATCAGCGAGCTGCAGGCCGAGTTCCTTGGCGTCTGGAATTCCATGCTGATCGAGGATCGGCTGCACTTCATCGCGGAACTGAGCCACCTCCTTGTAGCGAGGATCCGCATGAAGCTGCTCTTCCGGTATCTGCTCTTCGGCGGCTTGCTGGCCTGGCTTCTCCGCCCCAGCTTCAGCGCCGTCCGCTCCGGCCTTTGCTCCCGCGGCGGTCTTATCACCGCCCGCTACGTCTTCCGTGCCTGGCACTGCCGCAGCGGATTCTTTGTCCCACAACTCCAGCGCACGCTCAGCCGATGACAGGTCCGACGCAGATCCGCCGGCATCGCCTCCGCCGGCGCCGCCCTGATCACCTTCTCCCTCGATCGAGCAGATCGATGGCAGTCTCCAAAGACCGCGCAACAGTTCTTCCAAACGATGCTTCATGCTGTTCTCCTGTTCGCGCCGATAAAAGAGCTCTCTCCATGGAGGGCTGTTCTCGGCTTACGAAAATTGGCTGCTCACTCGCAAAACGTGTCCTGGTTGATCTGGCCGTTGGCGCCCTTGTGCGGGCCAACCTTGGGATCGCCAGGATTAATCTGCTTCGGCGGCGGAACCAGATATCCGCTCACCGTCTTCGGAACCGGAGCCACCGCTCCGGTATATGACTCCAGAGGAACATCCTTGCCAGTCGGCCCCATCGTTAGCCTTTCTTGTGGAACGATTCCTTCGGCGCGTCTTTCCCGCGCGGGCCAACCATCGGCGGATGCTCTTCCACAACTTCATCCGTTACCCAATCCGGCTTTCGGTTGCCGAAAGCATCGTTGCCTTGAGGCACTACTTTGAACGCACCCTTCGCGTTGCCGATAGAGTCCACCGCATGCGTCGAGCTCATGCCCTGCTGCAGGCGCTTGGTCTCGGCTGCTTCGGTCTCAGCCTTCTGCGCTTCGGTCAGGTGTTCCGGCGGAACATTCGCGCCGCGCGGACCGGAGCCTACCAACGGATCATGCGCCTCGACCGGATCCTTGTCTCGGAAGACGGGCGTCTCGCCTTTGCGCTCGCCGTGAAACTCAGTCTCGCCCAGAAGAAACGCGCCCTTTTTGTTGCCCAGGGAATCGACCTGCGAGGTGTCGCGGTGATCGCCGGTGCCCTCCGCCGGCGTCGCTTTCTTTACCGGGGCGGGTTCGACCGAGGCAGGAGCCAGCTTGTGTGGATCCACCGGTACCGGCTTGGCCGCGTCAGCGCGGAAGTTTAGGGCTGGCTCAAACGACGGCGGAGCCAGCGCTCCACAAGCAACAGTGGGGGCTTTTGCATCAATCGCCTTGATGTCGGCCGCCACCTCTGTAGATACCGGCGCAACTTCGGGGTTAGAGTCGCCGCGGATCGGCGTCAAAGGCAGTTCAGTACTTGGATCAGGCATTGTTCCCCTTTCATGGCATCGCCGATGCCATCTGATTTCCTTCTGACTCGGCCGCCGAGCTCGACGCCTCCGGAGACGTCGTCTTACCCGGCACACCGTTCAGCCCTGACGGCCCCGCTGGAGGCTGTGCCGCGTGCTCTGCCATCGCTCCTGCGAGCTTCTGTGTCGCCTGCATACGCATCTGCTGCATCTCCGCCTGGGCCTGCTGCTGCGCCATCTGCTGGCCAATCAGCTGCGTAGCCTGCATCACTCGCTGCTGCGCGTCCTGGGGCACCTCCTCGAACTCTTCCGTCAGAGTGAAGTTCGAGAAGATCTTCATGAAGATCGCCAGATTGATGAACGGATTCAGCGCCGGCATCTGACCATTGATTACCGACTCCAGGTCGCGTTCGGCCTTTTCGTACTGGAGATGATCCGTCAGGTTCACCCTGTCCAGGTTCATTTCATCCAGCACATACTCGCGAGTACTCGGATCCGTCGGATCGATCAGGCCGCCCTTTACCAGCATCGCAAACTGGCCTTGCTTCTCGTCGATAGTCTTCGGCCGGGAGCTGTTTTCGACGATCGTGTTCGTGTAATCGCCTTCCAGGTCGCTTCCCTGAAACTGCTTCATCCCCCAACGGCCGTTGAAGCCTGCGACTTTGGTCCGCCGCGGCTCACTCCAGAACTTCTTCGCCAGGATCAAGCACTTCTTATGGCGCATGGCGTGCGCCCGCTCCCAAAGCTGCCGCTGTGTCGATATCTGCTCCGCTGCCTTCGCTCCCAAATAGGCCAGGCCGCGGAAAGCGGTCACGCCCTGGGGGTTGTGTCCCATCGCCACGCCTTCCGTCATCCCGATCTCGAGGAAGTCCTGCTTGATCGCCTGTCTCAGCGCGAATGCGGATCCAGCGATCGGGTTCGGCTGCACATACTCCGGCTTGACCTTGCCATCGCCGATCGGCTCGTACTCAATTACATCTGTCGGCGATCCCGTTGGCTTCCCGGTCGTCTGCGTCGACGGCCACAGCCACTTGCCGGCCGCGTTGCTCATGAAAGCGAGCTCAATCAGCGAGTCCAGCCGGTTCAGCCGTTTCTGCAAAGGAATCAAGTCGCTTCCCATGCCCATCGGGTAAACGTTTGCCGGGTCCGTCTGCCACAAAAAGAACGTGTACGGCTTCTCGCCCTCGAGCGGGTTGATTCCACGATCGAGAACCTTGCCGCCGCCGTGGATGATGTAGATTCCCCATTGGTGTAGCTGATCTATCGGA